CCCCGGGCACGGCCCATACACGCTCGCGACCATGACGTCGGCCAGCGCCGGCGCGTTCGTCGCGACGATCACCACACCGACCACGGAGGGGCTGACCATCGGCGACCCCGCCACGGTGACGTGGTCGGGCGACACGCAGATCCTGGCCCGCATCTCGGCGTTCCCGCGCCGGCTCGTGGACGGGAACTTGATCCTGGCGACGGACCTCCAGGTGGTCGTGCCCGCGACGCAACTGCCGGTGGCGCCGGCCGCGCTGCTCGACCAGCTGGTCATCGGCGGCGTCGTCCATATCATCGTCAGTGCCCAGCCGGCCTATGTGCAAACCCAGGTCGGCCTCTGGAACATCCAGGCGAGGGTCGCGTGAACGAAGACCTTGTCCGGCAGAACCGCGTCGCGCGTGCCATCGAGAAGTTCTCGCCGCGCGCCGCGCGCGCCTATGAGGCAACCATCCGCAAGCGCGCGGCCATGAACCGGGAGTTCGCCGCCATCCAGGCCGGCGATGCCCGCCCCGAGATCAGCAAGAGCGAGGACACCCCATGAGCGATCGGTTCTTCGGGCAGGCCCCGGGCTTCGATGCCCTGGCGGCGACGGAGGCGTACGTCATCACGCCGGCGGACGATGTCGTGCTTTCCCGCATCCCGCGGGGGATCATCGCAGAGACGACCGGTCGTGTCCGGATGACGCTGCAGCGCGGTGATGTCGCCGTGTTCTTCCCCGTCGTGGCGGGCACGCTCTATCCCGTGCGGCCCAAGATCATCCATTCCACCGGCACGACCTCCACCACGCTGCTTGGTATCGAGTAGCCGTGGCCGTCGACTTCGCCATCAACGTCCGGCAGTGGGTCGAGAAGGCGAAGGGAAACGTCGACGCGGCCACCTACGCCGTCGGCGAGGCGCTGGTCGCGCGCGTGAAGGAGTTGACCCCGGTCAAGACCGGGTATCTCCGGTCGAGCTGGCAGTTGGTGAATGAGCAGCAGAGGAGCGCGCTGCGGAACGCCGTCCAGGAAGCCGCCTCGTCGTTTGCCGGGGAAATGGCCGGGCAGCTTGCGGATCAGGCGCTGAGCAAGTTCGGCGGCACGCGGATCGGAAGGATCGTGCGGCTGGGCGGCAAGTTCGTGGCCGAGAAGGGTGCCGGCCGCGCGCTCTCCGGCGAGCCGACACTCGAAGGCAGCCTGCTCGGCACGGCCTTCGGCATGGCCGGTGGCGCCATCGCCGGTGCGTTCGGCACCGCCACCACGGCCGTCGGTGGCTTCGCCACGGCCGCGGCGGGCAATGCCTTCGGCACCGCGCTCGGGACCTACATCGGCGACACGTTTTTCGCGGGCAGCGTCTCCCAGTTCGTCCGCGGCACGCCGCTGGAGCCGATCGCCAACATGATCGGCACGACGAGCCGCCTCGGCGAAATCGTCTACATCGTCAACGCGGCGCCGTATGCGCGCCGGATCGAGTACGGCTTCGTCGGCAAGGACGCGCTTGGGCGCCAATACGCCTACCGCGGCGTCGGCATGATGCAGCAGACGATTTCCGAGGCGCCATCGATCGCCGAGCAGGTGCTGGCCAAGTTCAACGGGTGACGCCATGGGCACGATGCAGAACATCTACCGCGCCCTCAGCGACCGCTTGCTGACCGCCGGGTTCCCGACCGACGACATCGCGTGGCCCAACGCCCCCTATACGCCCGTCCAGCAGCGGCCGTTCCTCTCGGCCCAGATGTCCGGCTACAACCGGCGCCCCATCGGCCGCGGCGCGAACGCCACGATCGAGCACCGCGGCACCTACCAGATCAGCGTCTATCACCCGGCCGGAACGGGGATGGACGAGGTCGCCGCTGCGGTCGACACTCTGGTCGACCACTTCCGGCGCGGGGAGACCCTGACCTCCGGCGGAAGCAACGTCTTGATCGAGGTCCCGTCGCCGACGGCGCCGCTCATTCAGAGCGACTGGGTGCATGTGCCCGTCGTCGTCCAGTGGATGTGCTACGAATACCCCTGAGGATGCGATGAAGACCTACAGTGTCCTGAAGTCGTTCGAGTGGCCCGGCCGACCGCGGCGCCCCGGCACCAGCTTCTACGAGTACCCGGCCGGGTCCACGCAGGCGTTCAGCGAATGGCCCCCCGCCGACCGCGAGCAGATCGTCGCCGCCCACATCAAGAGCGGCCACATCGCCGAAATCTCGTCCGCTGCGGCCAACCCCGGCATCCCGGACCCGGCACTCGTCGTGCCGGCGCCCGCGCGCCCGCCCCGCCTCCCGGCGTCGCTGCGGCTGCGCTGACCAGACACGGCGTGTAGCCCGCGCCGGCAGAACCGAAAGCGCCGCCTGGGCAACGGCGCCCCGGACCGTCGTGAGACGGACCTGTCCCTCAGATGGAGCCCGCTATGGCTATCGCAACCGGCATTGGCAAGAGCCTCTACTACAAGAAGGAGTCGGCCCTGAACACGGCGCCCGGCATCACGGGCGCCCAGGACCTCCGCCGCGTCACCTCCGACCTCAACCTGCAGAAGCAGACCTACCAGTCCCAGGAGATCCGATCGGACTATCAGATCGCCGACTTCCGGCACGGCGCGCGCTCGGTCGGCGGGACCATCAACGGCGAGCTGTCGTGCCTGACCTGGACCGACTTCATGGCCGCGGCCTTCCGCAAGGCGTGGGCGGCCGGCGGCACGACGACCTCGTCCGGCGTCACGGCCAGCTCCTCGGCCCCGCACTTCACCCGCGCCACGGGCTCCTGGATCACGGACGGCTTCAAGGTCGGCGACGTCGTCCGGGTCACCGGCTTCACCAGCGCGGCCGCGAACAACAACCGCAACTACCGCATCACGGCGCTCACGGCGCTCAACATGACCGTGGCGGACATGAACGCGACGACGGCCACGGTGGCGGCGGAGGCGGCCGGCGGCGCCATCACGGTCTCCGTGGTCGGCAAGAAGCTGTGGGTGCCCAGCACCGGGCACACGGACGACAGCTTCTACATCGAGCACTGGCACCGCGACATCAACCAGTCGGAGCGGTTCGGCGGCTGCAAGGTCGCCCAGATGGCGCTCAACCTGCCCGCCACCGGCATGGCGACCATCGCGACGTCCTTCATCGGCGTCGACATGGCGACCGACACGAGCAGCTACTTCACCCTCCCGACCAGCCCGACCACCACCGGCGTGCTCGCGGCGGTGAACGGGCGGCTCCGGATCGGCGGCACCGACATCGCCACGGTGACGGGCCTCTCGCTCAACATCAACGGCAACATGAGCAACGGGCAGGTCATCGGCTCGAACGTCACCCCCGACATCTTCGAGGGCCGGTTCATCGCCAGCGGCCAGTTCGCGGCCTACTTCGAGGACGGCGTCCTGCGTGACAACTTCCTCAACGAGGACGAAATCTCGCTCCACGCCTACCTGACGGCCACGAACGCGGTCAACAGCCCGATCATGGCCATCACGCTCCCGCGCATCAAGCTCGGGACGGCGCCCGTCAACGATGGCGAGGGCGGCCTGATCCGGACCTACGACTTCCAGGCACTGAAGAACGTGAGTGGCGGCGCGTCGGCCGACTCCCTCGACACGACCGTCTCCATCCAGGATTCCGAGGTGCCGTAATCGGCTTGGCGTCGCCTTCGCGGGCGGCGCCGAGTGGACCCCGGCGCGCGTCTCAGGGGGAGCCGCGCCGGGGTCTATCCCCCTGATCCCCCGCCAAGGTAGAGATCATGACCTTCGACTTTTCCCTCCTCGACACCAAGACCCCCATGGAGAAGCCGGCGCGGATGACGGTCGTCGACCCGAAGACGCAGATGCCGGTCACGCTCGAAGACGGCCAGCCGCTCTACATCGAGCTTCTCGGGAGCGACTCCGAGGCCGTCCGCAGCCAGGAGCACGCCATCCAGGACGACCGCATGGAGAAGAACCGCCGGACCGGCCGGACCTTCCTCACCTCGCGTGAGGTCGATGCCGAGCAGAACGAGATCCTGGTGGTCGCCACCCGCGGCTGGAACATCCCCTCCATGGACGGGCAGCCCTTCCCCTACTCTCCCGAGAACGCCCGTCGCCTCTGGAACGACCCCCGCTTCCAGCGGGTGGCGCAGCAGGCCCGCATCTTCATGGGCACGCTGTCGAATTTCGTGAAGGCCTGATCTCCAGGATCGCAGAGTACGCAAAGCACGAGTTCTCGCTGAACCATCCACAGCCGGACGGCGCCCCGCTTCGGGAGCACCTTCTGGCTGTGGAGCGGGCCACCGGGAAGCGCCCGAAGGAGCTGGATGGGCCGGACCTTCCGCCCAACACCGGCTACCTGTGGGACTGGTTCATGGATCTCACCGCGGAGC